GCGCCTCGCGGGCATTCTCCACGTCCTCGTCATCATGCCCGCGCACGTCGAGGTCGCCTTCCTTCATCAGCGCGCAGATCGCCATGAGCTTGGCCCCCTGCTCTTTCGTCAGGATAATGCTGTCGGGATCGCGGGCTATGGTATGCGGAGGGGTCATGGGTGGGCCATGCGGATGGCGGCGACAGGCAGTTTGCCGGCAAACCAGTCCGGCTCAACCGCTACCGGGTCCATTTTCTGCCTGCTGATTTTGATAAGGCCACGTTTTTCGAGCCGTCGTGCGGCTGGCCGATCGTCCCAATCGACCTCCTGATTTGTCGGCCAATCGCAACCAGTCAGCTTTGCCAGGAGGCGCAATTCGTCCTCTGGCAGCGCGACGGGATATTCCGGCAGGCTCGCGAACAGGCTCACCACCCCCTCCACGGGCAAGGCACGCCCCAGACTGCGAGGGGAGTCATGCTGCGATCCTTTCACGCTGCACCGATCGTGCGATTGACAGCAACACATCGCGGAAGGGCTCGGGTGTGGCATTGCGGAGACGGACCTTGTCCTTGCCGCCAATCATGGCCATCATGCCGATCCGCCGGGCCTTTTCGTAGCCGTGCAGCTCAAGCGCGCGAGGATGGATGCGCTGCTCACCCTTGCCCCAGATCAGGGCTGGCAGATCAGCCGGCGACACGCCGCAGACGTAGAGCCAGGTCAGCTTGGTAGCGACATGGCCATAGTGCCCCTGGTCGACGCAGCAGGTGTATCCGCCATAGAAGTCCGCGGCGACCCAGCCGCCATCACGCGGCGGTCGATTGAGATTGAAGTGCGCCCAGGCGTGGCTATCAGCCGGATGCTCGATCACCCCACCGAAAGTGCGCGCGGCCCACAGCGAATGCTCGAAGCAGCCACCATCGTCGCCTAGCTTGTACTGGTGAGGCTTGCGCGTGCTGCCATGCCAGAAGCGGCCCCACCGCTTGCAGGGCGTATGCGAGACGACCGGATGTGGGCCACGATATTCCCGGCCGTCCCGGTGGATCGTCGTGCTGCCGTCAGCGTGGTCCTCACCATGCCAGCAGTCGACGCCTGCCAAGCCGGAGTAGCAGCCCCCGGTCGCCACGTAGAGCGCCGCGATCATCTTTTCCGCTGTCTCCTGCTTCGGGAAGCCCTTGCGCACCCAATGCGCAGCCCAAGCCGCTCGATCCTCTGGCGTCACCTCCACCAGCGCGTCATCCGTCACAGGCACCCTCGCCTCGGTCATGACTGATGATCCTCCGGATAGAAAAATGGGACCAGCGCCTCATTGGCGCAGTTCGGACATGCGGCCATGTCGTGCGGTGCGATCGTCCATCCGCCCTTCCGCGCTGCCGCCTTCGCATCCTTCGGGGTCCAGCCTTGAGGGTTGGCGTTGGAGTCCGTGAAGCAGAAGGGCAGATCGCGGCGAACAGGATCGCGACCTTGGCGACGCACATCGCAATGGATTTCGACATACAGGCTCACGCTCCCCCTCCCTTCCCGTCTTTGACCTGATCGGTGGGGGTGGCGGGATCGGTGTTCAGCAAGCCGGGGCGGTCGTGGTAGCCGGGCGATGCTTCCAGCGCCGTCATGCCGATCGCGCGAGTGGCTATGTGTAGATCATGGGCGGTAGGCGCATTCGCCCGCGTCGGCGTCAGCATCACCATCCGTTCAATGGCATATTCCAAGGCTATCTGCGCCTCGGTCGCGGGTGCGCTGGGGGCGGCGGATAGGGCGGCCTGATCGTGAAACCAGTTCCACATGCCGACAAGTGCCTGTGTCGTCGCAGGTGCGTTGGGGCTGGTGCCGGTGTGCGCAACGACCGTTTCCGTGCCTTCCACCCAAAGCCCGTGCATGTGCTGATCGCCTTCTTGCGCGAATGTCTCGGCAGTCAGCCGCACCGAACGGGCGATATGTTCGCCATGACCGTCAGCGTCATGTGCATGGGTCTGTCCCCATTCGACGCGGCCGATTTTGAGGATGTGAGCGGCCACCTCCGGCGGTAGCGCGACCTTCCCCGTCTCTGCCGATGCCTTGGGTGTGGTGAGGGCGACGGCCATAGCGATAGGATCTAAGTCCGCCTTGATGCACATGAGGCCAGTTTCCGCGTCGGTGTGCCACTCGCCCGCACCAATTGCGCACTGCCGATCCATTTCAGCCCACATGGCACGCATGATGCGCTCGCGCTCCTGCAGTTCAGTCATCTGCCGGTCCTCCGCTGTAGTCTTCCATTGCGCGCGGGCAGCCGTGCTTGTGCGCTCCTGTCCATCCGAGGCCGCAGAAGTGGCAGTTACGATCATAGGGCGACTTTTCTGCCACCACCCCGCCGGGTATCTCCCCCGATGCCGCAGGGGCTGGAACGGCGCGGACGCTTGCAGCCAAGCCGCGAACGAATTTCGTCAGGTCATCGCCGACGTAAGCCCCCGGCCCTGCCCACCGATCAACTTCGGCGGCACAGGCTTCCCGCATAGCTTCTGCCGCCCCCGCCTGTGCTGGCGGGCGGGTGGCTTCGTCGGCGAAGGCGAGCATGGCTTGCGCAAAGCCATTCAGGTCAAGCGATGCCTGCACCTCGAATAGCCCACTGCCATCGTCCAGCGTGCCACAGGTGCCCGCCCCGATGCCGCACTGGCGATCGATTTCTGCGCCGATAGCCTGCTGCCAGTCGCGGACCCGCCCCGCGTCGTGCGATGTGGTCATGAGGAGGCTCCTGCCCGGCTCGCGATTGCGGCCATGATTTCCTTGATGGTGTCCCACGGCACGGTGACCGGATGCGGCACCGGCTCGTCGTCATCCTCGTCCAGCGACGGGAACATCACGTCGAATTTGAACTCGCCCGAATATGCGGCTTTAGTGTCGCCGCTCGGTGTCAGCGCCTCCCGCAGCTTCTCGCTATCTGGCGCGGTGGCGCGGGTGTTCCAGGCGGTGATGGCCTGCTGCTCGGTAGAAGCGGTCGGCCCTTTGACCGGGCAGTAGGGACATTGAACTCTGTACACTGGCGACAAGGCAGGGTGCTGCCAGATGTCTTCGCCCTCCGGTACAGCATCATCGTCATGGGAGCCGCACCACGGGTTTGGGCACGGCAGTAGCGTCACCTTATCCATTGCTTGTCTCCTTGGTGGAGTGGGCGCGGGCGACGACAGCACGGGCCGCATTGACTTGATCTGAGTGGATACTGTTCTCGACGTAGCCGTCGCTCATCGTGTCGCCGCAATCAGCCAGCAGGTCTTCCAGAGCGGCAAGCAGATCGTCCGCCAGTCGCAGCAGGTCTTGCGCGTCACCCATGAGACGCCTCCCCGGTGGCGCGGGCGATTGCGGCGCGGGCGGCTTCATCGGCTGCCACCTTCGCTGCGCTGATGCGACGCTTCATTTCGCCACCGATCCCGGCCAGCGTGTCACGCAGGCGCTCTGCCTCTTTCTCCGTGCCGAATGCCGCGATGACATCATCCATCGAGTGGCGGCGCGGCCTCCAATTCCCACTCTTGCCGGTCACAGTCTTATCCGTGACCTTCGCGACCTCGTAGATTTCGCCGTTGAGCAGACCGCGATCATAGCCACGGACCAGCATGAATTGGCCGACGACTGGCACGTCTGCTACCGTACCCCCGGTCATGACAGCCCTCCCATCGGCAGGACAGCAAAGGCCCAGCGCCAGACCATGACGATCAGGAGAAAGGCGGCAGCGACAGCAACACCAGCGACGATCGCATCGGATGCAGCCCGCGCGATACGGCGATGAGCCGGGGTCAGGTGCATCGGCTGGATCGTCTCGCGCTCGCGGACTGCCTGGCGAATGCGGCGGGTGGAGGCGGTCATGCCGTCACCCGCTCGGCGTCATTGTGCGCCTCACCATGATCCTCATCACCACGCCCGAAAGGCACGTCGTCCGACAGCTTGGCGAAGTCGTCAGCAGCCGCGCACAGACCCTGGATTTCGTCCATGATCGGCTTCACGACCGCGCGGTGCGGCTTGCCCTCGCCTGCCCACCAGTCGGTGAAAGCCTTGGTCCCGCCGCGTGCGATCTCGCGGGCTGCGTCCATCGTCTCCTTCTGCTTCTGCGCCTCGCCCGCGCCGTAGGCCCATTCAGCCATCGCAAAGCCGGTGGCCTCGCCCATCGGCCGGCGCGGGTCGAACAGGCCCTTGAACTGATCGGCGACCTTGATTTGGTGAACCGGGCAGCCAGGCGCGGAAGGATCGAGGATCACCATCGCGGTCATCTCGAACATCAGGTCGCCATCGCTTGCAGGGTCCCACGGCACATCCTTGCGGCGGGTCTTGGTCGGGCGAGCGTTCTCAGCGTTGTTGCCGAACCCCTTCTGCATCACCGGCTTGGCGCGGGTGCAGATGATGATGTTCGTCTTGGCGCGGATGATGCGGTCGATCAGGCGGCGGTACTTCGGCTTGACCTCGGCCCATGCGAGTTGGCTAAATTTCGACGGGTCGACTTCATAGCGGCCGTTTGCCCGCGCCTGCGCCGCCTGGACCAGCCGATCCAAGGCCTGCGCGTGTTCGTCCAGCACACCACCGACGCCTTCCCATGCGTGGCTGAAGCTGTCGATAATGAGCACCGGCAGACCGGCCGCTTCCGCCGCGTCGATTACCTCGATCCACCGCTGCACGCCGAAGCCGACGACCTCGCCCGCGTCATCGATCACGGTGAAATCGAAGTGCATCATCTCCGGGAACGCCTCCTTATAGTGCAGCGCCCGCTTGTTCTCGGTATCGACGTAGCCGATCGGCGCGCCTTTCTGCCCGGTGACTCGCTCGGCGATGCCACGGGCGACGCGCAGCGCCGTGAAGGTCTTGCCGGTGCCAGACCCGCCCGACAGACCCAGCGCGATCGTGCGGGGATCGGTGATCTGCGTGACCGGGATAAACTGGATTTTCATGCGAATTGCTCCTGATAGGTAGCGATGACGTTCTGGATTTTGGCTTCGGCAGCCTGCGCGGCTTCAAGGATCGCGGCCTGGATCACGTCGTCCGGGTAGACTCGGATCACCGCCATCGGCAGCTTCTCGGAGAAGCTACAGAAGTCGATCCACTGGCGTTCCGACACCAGCAAGCCGGTCTGAAGCTGCATCACAAATTCGGGTGGCACACAGCCGGTCAGGGCGTATTCCACGACCGTCTGGACCTGATACTTCTGCTTGCGGGACTTGATCTCGATGGCGCCGTCGTCGTCGACCAGCCCGTCCGGAGAATAACCCAGCGTGAAGCCCCAGCGGTCATTGGTGATGAAGCCGACTTCACGAACCGGCGCGCGGGTTTCCGAATAACGGGCGCGGGCCTCTGCCTCATCCGTCTGCCCCCGGATCATGTCGAAGCTCTGGAACATCGGCTCAACCGACTTCGTGATCCGCTGCGCCGCCAGCTCGTAGATGTGCTTCTTGGCGATGTCGTCGTCCGCTACGACGTTCCATTCGCGCTGTTTGTACGGCTCACCGTTCTTCTTGACGCGGGTTTCCTCCTTCGGTGGCGGGTTCAGGATCAACTTGACCTCGCTGGCGGTGAGAAGTCCGCAGCGCATCTGGAGCCAGTCCAGTGATCCTTGCTCGACTTCGGCGTGATAGGTGATGGTCACCTGCCTTCCTCCTCAGCCCACCGAGCAAGCTGACGCTGCCGCCAGGGCGATGCCTCGGCGATGCGGTCCCACTCGGCATTGATGATGGCGCGGCGCA